CACATTCTTGGCAATCTCAGGAGCGTCCTTGTTCTCGTTGAAAAGAGTATGGATTCGATCGGAGAGCTTAGAAGGCTCAGGAGCATGTGGTGGAACAACTTCAGGAGGAGAAGCAACCAGTCCCTCCTCTGAGCTCTTAACCACATCACTAATTGGTTCAGCCTTCGGTGCTGTAGGTTCAGCAACTACTTCAGGCTTGGTAGACTTACGCATTATTACTAAGTCACCTGTCGATGCGTCAACTGCTTCTTTTAGGAACTGAGCCTCCACAGCCTTAACCAGAGCCTCTTCACCCTTATCTTCACCACGAAGCTTCTCAACTTCTTTTAGCTTGCGCCCTCTCAACACCTCCATTCGTTTAACTTGCTCTGGCGTTGCCTTCTCACCAAACGCTGCAGCCTCGTTGGTAGTCTTGAACGCAGGAATCTTTGCTGCTTTCTTCTCAGGAAGTTTAAGCTCCTTCGCAATCTTCATAAGCACTACGTCAGCCACGCCTTTCTTGGCCAGGGCCGATAGCTCTTCTTGAGTTGGAACGATCTCCGGTGCTTCTCTTTTCTTAAGTCTTAGAGCCTTGATCTCCTCTGCTGACGGAAACTCTGGTTCCACCTCCTTGACAACTTTCTCAATCTCCTCGACAGTCAGTCTGGCTTTCTTCTTAGGAGCAACTCTGTGAATGGCTTTAGCTATCAGACCGTACATACCTAATTCCACCAACGTTCCCAGCGTCGTCTTGACAGCTACACTAAGCTTCCTGGCTGTCTCCTCAGACACAGGAATAAGAGGCTTCCTATGTTTTCTGCCCTCAGACACAAAGTCCATAAACAAGTCAGCAGGAGTTTCAGGTACCTCCGGAATAGCCTCGACGGCGGCCACAGTGGTCTTGTGTGGAATAGTTGCTATCTCACCTGTCGCCATCGCAGCCGGAGTAGCAGGCCCAGGACCTAACCATCCACCAGCCTTCTCAGCTTCCATAAGTGCTTCGTCAATAGGCAATCCTGCAGCCACAGCCAGACCTAACCTCCCTGCTGACTCCAAACCAACAGCCGGAACTGCAGCTATACCTTTCACAAGGTGACCTACTGCCTCAGCTATGTCAACTGGAACTGCGGCCTTGCCAGTCACAGGTTCTCCAACGAACGGTGACGGCGTTATCGCCTTGCCAACTGGAATCCCTTCCAACTCCATCGTCTTCAACTGCTCTGCCATAAGGGTCGGCCTGGGAAGTAAAGGAGACGAAACCTTCCCAGGCACCTTTCCTTCCAGACCTAGTTGGCTCAGAAGGGACCCTCGCTCTTCCGCTCGTGGACTAATACCTAATTGTTTTAACACATCTGGCATTGACTACTCCTGCATAGACTCATAAACCTGTCTCAACACTTCCTCGACGGACATAGCGTTAGCCGTGGCTACCTTTCGTATGTCAGCCATAGTGAGCTGCTTTCCCTCCGTGTTCTTCGGCAGCACCACCTCGACGGTTTCTTTCACATCAGGCCAGAACGTCCTTGCCGTCTCTAACCAAATGAATCCAGTAGTGCTCTTAGAATTCTGGTTGATGAATTCTATCTCACCTTTAACTGCCGGATTCTTAAGGTTCATCCTGATTCTAACAGCAGAATCCCTAACATCCTTATCCTTGGCAAGCTCGAACCTCTTTCCAGGAATGTCACTTACTTGAACCTCCCTTGTAGGCACTCTTTGATCATAACCTTCAGGAGGCTTAGCTCCGAAGTTGACCCACTGAATGTCATTAGTACTCTCGTTTCTCCAGTAGTCACCACGTGGGATGTCGGTAGGAATCTTCTTGAGCTCTCTCCTTTCTTCCATCGTCAACGGTGGAGTAGGTGTAGACCCACTTACCTGTTCACTCCTGCCAGTCACGAGATTAGTCCGAAATATTCTACCGAACTCGTCCGGCTCAGAAACCTGCCATCGCTCTGCAGGCTCTGACACTCCAAGTAGACCGGTTTCCGTTCGCAGCTTCTCAGTCGCAGCCTGACGATAGAGCATATCATAAGCCTGACCAACGGTACTGGCCCTCATCTTCTCTACATCAGCTTCCATTCCCATCAAGGACGTAATTTGTTCTGGTGTTAGACCTGCCAAATCCGCAGTTGTTAACTCGGACCCGGTAGGTCCCTGAGGAAAGGGTGCATGGCACTTGGGCGGCCAGCCCCTCCTCCCACTCTATTCAAAAGTTCACCACCTCCAAGTTGGTTGATCGGAACAGATGGTGTTATCGGCTCAGTAAGTCCTGGCGAAGTACTCTCCATGGCTCCACCGAACAGTTCGTCGTAAATGTCACGGCTAGGAGTCAAACCAAGGGTAATCTCTGGAAGCTTTCCCTCAGCTGCTCTACCTACTTTCATACTAGTGAATCCTTCGCTCCCTTGCGGAGTCGGCACCCCACCCAAGGCGTCTCTCAACCAGTCCCAATTCGTTTTACGTCCCTCACGAGCTTTCGTAGCAGCCTTAGCAAACTTACGTGACTCACCAAGTTGGGCTCCCAGCCCTCCCAACTGATGCTGCCACGACTGAGGCTCTTCAGCTGAGAATGCCTGACCTGCCCTTCCAAGCATCATAGAGATCAGGTTCCAGTCGATTCCTCCTCCAGGCGTCACTTGTGGAGTAGGCCCCATTGCTTGACCTCCTAGCTGATTCAACAATTCTTTGTTAACAAAACCTTCCATTTAAAAACCTCCATTAAAATAGTCCACCAGCGATACCAAGAACCGCGCCTACACCTGCTCCCCAAGGATTTCCTCCACTAAACTGGAGTCCTGCCGCAGCACCACTCAACGCACCACTAAGAACCGATTGTGTCTTGCTCATCTTGCCAGAGTCATTACCAACTACACCACCACCGATGCTAGCTAGTACCGCAGCACCGTAATTGGTTATCTCCAAATCCCACTTCGCGTCCATCTCATCATACTCATAATTCTCACGAGCTTCCTCACCCTTGGCAACGATCTTAATTCGCTTAGCGTCCGCAGTCAGTTTGGCTACGTCACCCTCAAGCTGAGTGCGCTGCATATGCACTTGGAGTAGACTAGTAACTCCTGTAGTAATCATCTCATTACGCTGACGTTCGGCCTCGACATATAACACCTTGCCAAACGCTGTCAAGTCACGTTCCTTCTTGGCATACAAGTCAGCCTGACCGACTACAAACGAACTAGTCATCGCGGCGCCTATGTCACGCATACCACTCTGCAGTTTTGTAACCATGTCATCGTAGTCTGAATCTATCACCGCGGCGTGGGCAACAATCGCGGCGTCGATGTGAGTAGTACTAACCACATTATCGTCTACCTGAGCTACTACCGCGTCCGAGTATGATGCGTAATCAGTTGCAACGCTAATCGCGTCAACGACGGCGTTGAATGCGGTAATTGCGGCGTCTATCGCAGTAATGTCTGTATCAGGATCGTAGGCAACTGCAGTAGTGTAAGGTGAGTTTCCTATCGCAGCGTCCATATAGCCATCTACATCATCTAACCATGTAGAATGCATTGTTTCCATGTAAGTCGGATAGCTGACGCGACCAGAGCCTCCACCACCACCACTTCCACCACCCTTGCACTCGACAACAGACCCGACGTAGTCAAAGCACTCGAGCTCGACTTCCTCCAACGTTCTTATGTCAATAACGACTTTAGTATAAACCTTCATCAGCTCCCTCTTTGTTCATAAAATGAACGAAGTTATTAAAGCTCCCAAGTGACAAATATATACTTGGCCTCACCACCTAAAGCCTTGGCCATCTCGATTATCTCCTCCTGATCAGAGTATGCAACCACACGGCTGCACATTCTTCCTTGTGCATATTTCTTCAATGCCTTTATTCCTTCTCGCCATGTAGTAGACCTCGTATCTCCGATAGTCCAAAGAGCGTATAGCAACAGATTCCTCGTGTCATGAACACGATCCTCAATGACCGAAGTAACAACTGCGCCATCGACTACTGATTCACCAACACCATGATGGTAACTAATCCACACTTGAACTGTTCCTGTAAGCATCTTGCCTAGGAGCCTTTGGTTTCTGTCTGGTGCTCCTGGTGGCAACGCGTCGTTCAATCCGGCCTTGATATCCTCCCAATAGTTAGAAATCTGCTCTGGCATAAGTAGTAGCAACATATTCGTCTCCTTTAGACGTTTTACAACTCTTGGCCACTGGCATACATCGAGTGCTTTTCGAGAAACTTGACTAACAGTTTAACGTAGTCAACGTTTGCGACGGAGCCTACATAAGTCGTTCCCTTTATCTTAACCCTAAACTCGTTGCCAGCAACCTTCGGATAAGCCACGCCCTTTGGGTTCAACTCCTTCCATCCAGCGTCGTCGTTAAACGTATCACGATCTGATCGATAATTCGTTCTCCATTGGAGTCTGACGCTTAGAGCATCTCCGTCAGCATTATAGTAATTCCCTCCAACTACTATCTGCTCAATTAGCTTCCTGCCACGGGCGTTGAAGTCCAAGGTATCAGTGGTAAGCCTAATTTCGGCATCGTCACCATCCTTAAAGAACCCACATAGCGTTCCTCTGTAAGTGCCAGCGGAGGTACAATATTGATCAGTGGAGTACAATCCATTCTCGGTAAGCACATAACCTACACTACCATCTGAGACATATAAGCGCTTGCGCCCTGCACAATATGACAGTTTAATGATTCCACTCAAGTCCTCCATGAATTCTTTATAACCAAGTTTGTCTACCTTGTACTCTGAATCTATCATCCAAAGCTCGTTGTCGGCACTTAGCCAGAAGTGAACATTATCACTTCCATCCATCGCCGCACCCTGATTGAGACCGGAGCCGGTTAAAGGCTTGTATGAGTATGTTGACATAGGCTCTGATCTAGGTATCAACAAGCCTATGCCACCATCTCCGTAAACCATAACTCCGTCACCTAACTTCTGAACGCGCAGCACTTGGCCTTGGCCCCATTCTCCCCAGGGCATATGTCGATAGCCAGAGGTTCGATTGAATCTTTTCGGACCTCCAGGAGTAACAGCAACTTCTCCAATACGGAAATCAAACTTTCCGACTTCACTCCACGCAACCGTATTATAAGCCATACTTGCGAAGCTAGCGTCGTCTCCGTGCTTGACACCTCCAACTACTAACTGTCCATTGAAGTTCGTAGCACATGCGTAAACCGGTGAGTTAGTGCTTGGCAAGGCACTTACCTCGTCAGCACCAACGGTCTTCTCCCAAGCATCGACTGTAATAGTATTGCCACTGCGAGCAAACGTGGTAGCCACGTAAAACATGTTGAAGTCCGCTACGGTGACGTACTTAACATTTGCAACTGCACCAAGGTTTTGAATCTCTGTAGCTGTCCACACGTTGCTAGTAGTACAATAAGCCTCGTAGAGATAAAGGTCCGTGGTTCCATCCTTAATAGCAAAGATCAATGTATAATACTCAAGGAAAAAAACTTGTGGCCAGGGCCAGTTGTCTCCCACGCTCCAGGTTCCAGTTCCTTGTATTGCGTCAGCCATATTATTCCTTACATCCCTTACAGTTGCGTTTCTCTCTTATGGGTCTCGCTCCCAACGTTGGCGTCCCAATTTGCACCCGTTTGCTACCAAGAAACGAATCTATATCCTCTGTCGTAAAGCCCTTTCGAAGTATTCTTCGCGTCTCTCTCAAAACTTTTGGAGAGAAAGCTTCCAAATATGAAAGATCCTTCATTAGCATCCCCATTCGTAATAATTACGTAAGCGAGAAGTATAGCACTTTCTGGCGTTAGGGTAGCCAGGCTCAGGAGTATTTATACACGGAACTCTCCAAGCCTCGTACTCAGGATCCCACTCAATGCAGTAGTCACAGTCCCCTCCCGTTCCAGGTTCGTGCTGGCAATACTGATCACAAGATCCGTAAGGAGGAGTATCCTCACACAAGTGGTGAGCCGAGCCACCCCAGTAAGTAGACACACTTGTCTGTCTTTGATATCCTTCTATGTACTCGAAATCGCTATCGACACTACTGGGGTTCTCCGTCGTTCCATGCTTGCCCCTCATATCATCGTGGCAGGTCTCGGACTTCAATACCCACTGCCCAGTCGTGCATCTGACATATCCTATGCATTCATCTTCGCATCTGTCAGTTACAGTTATTATAGCTGTTCCACAAGCACCTGCAGCTGCGGTTAGAGTATTAGTTCGAGTGCTGGTCGAGGCCGGAACGCTGAATCCTGTTCCTGACACTTCCCAAGTAAAAGGTGGACAGCCGTCAGTTACAACTACAGTGGCTTCGCCGCTCGCGTCTACAGTCTCGTCCGAGTTGGCAGTATCATAGACGATATCGTCTCCGACATAGCAATCACAGTTACAGAGTGTAGCGGTTTGACCGCATAAGTCCTCCACTCCTACGCAGGCAAGATCGTTATCTTCAGTGCCATGAAGACGATTACGTCGACTATTAGTAGCCGCATTGTCTAAAGTATAACCAGCTCCCGAGACTGTCCAATCAAACGGTGGACACCCACCATCAAGAAAGACTACGACCTCGCCAGGAAAAGGCGATAGCTCGCTTGCCAGCGTTTGAAATGATAGCGCTGGAGGATCATCACAACACGTTGCAGCGCCGTCCCACAACACGTTGATCGTAACCTCAAGTCCGTTCGTATCGGTCACTGTCGCGACTGTGTCCTGGCCTTCATCAGCATCAGACTCAATCGTATTGTAGCGTACACTAGTCGTGGCACTACTAAACGTAGCCCACGCGTTGTCAGACTCCCAAGTAAAGTTTGGGCATCCACCTTCGACATAAAGAACGACAGCACCACTGCGACCGATGGAATAGATATTCAACGGACTAGACCTGAAGCTATGTCCAGGTTCGCTACCACAAGGATAGTCCTGAATCATCTCCTCGTTGATCGGCTCACCACTACCATCCTTTGTCATAACTTCCGGCGTCACTTTGCCACTTGGCGTCGATGGAGTATATCCTGACGGATACATGGCAGTAGGAATTCTAGTTCTATCAACCATTAAGTTACCACAATGTACTCATTAAGAAGCGTATCAGCATCGGAGTCTAAGTATCCAGTCTTTGTAAGTCTAAGAGTATGACCGCCGACAGCAACATCGTCAACATCAAGCTCACCATTAGCATCAGTCGTTCCCTTCAATACCCCATCGATGTAAACGCTAACCGTTTGAAGTTCACTAGCATCAATGTAGTCAGCAACGTGAATAGTAATGTCACGCGTGGCACCGGCGGCAGTCCACTTACCAAGTCCTCCCCATGTGATACCAGTGGCGTTCAGGTCAACAATGGCCTCGTGCAAACCAAGGCCCTTTTCACTTGGAGCGAAGTTATGACACTCTGTAAGGCCTTGCTCGTCGCGCGGTGCAGTTGTGAACCTTCGCAGTCCCTTGAGTAGACCTTCCTTAAACGTATATTGGAATTCTCTCATAACCTAAATCACTAACCCCTTCGTTTGTCAGCCCACTCACCGAGGCCAGTAGGTTCTGGTTTCTTCTTCACAGGACAGACCTCGCCTGCTTGTTGACGTCTTCCAACGCCAGCGTTTTGTCGTTGAAAAGATTCCTTAAAAGGGCCTGTTCCGTTCTTTTTACCTCTTTGACTTTGTCCCATTATAGTTCTCCTCCTATATCTACATATACTTCGTTGCGAACTATATATCCTATATGTGATCTGTCTACACCGAATGTATCAGCTAGCTCCTGCTGAGTGAACTTTCCGATTGCATAACCTCTCCTTATAGCGGATATAGCATCAACTGAAAGTCTTCCTACCCTACTCTTCTTAACTGCGTCCCGAAGATTGTCCGAATCGTCTCCAAGAAACAGATGGTCAGAGTTAACGCAGGCAGGGTTGTCACACTTATGACATACGTGCATCCCTTCAGGAATCTCACCGAAGCAGATCAACCACGCGAACCTATGAGCCTTCCAGATCCTTCCCCCAAAAGCGAAAACGCCATAGCCCTTTGGGTTACGAGCCCCAGTCCATTCCCAACACTGATCGACTTTCTCGACGTGACTAGAAAACCTATTGATTAATCTGTCATTTATCTCAGTCGACCAACAAGTCATAGCTTAGACCTCTTCTCCCAAAACTCTCCCATTGGCGCGGAGTGATGTTTAGCTGGCTTGCCTGTAGGTTTCCACCCATGAGCAACGCCACGCAGTAAGTTAGCCTGAGCTTCAGCCTTTGCTTTGGTAGTGCCCTTAGCAGAAACTTTCCTACCATGCGAAACCTGAAAGCCGTCTACTTCCTTGATCTTGACTGGCATTACTATACCTCCTCATCTTCGATCAGTGCCTCGAATTGATCGACCAAAAACTTAGTACTGGTCAGGTCCTTCATTCCTACTTGATACAACAGACCTACCCAAACACCAAGAGCTCCCTCCTCAGACTCGTCTGCCACTTCAATCACCAACGAGTCTCCAGCCTTAACGAGAAAGTCAACCTTCTGCATTGTAGCCTTCGCCTTAAGTGGAAAGGTCTTAGTAAGCTCCTCATCACTAGATACTATATTTACAACTACAAGTGAACCCTTATGACACTTCTCAGCACGCATTGCAGTGTGAGTTATAACACCATCGGCCGGAAAGATTGCTCTCAGTACAATAGCATCCTTGATCGAGGACTCACAGTAACCAAAGATCGGTGAGGCCGGAATTAGTCCAACAACAGTTCTGTGAAGTCTACGACTAAAGCGTTGAAGAATTCGCTCAAGGTGCTTGAACTTCTGATCGGTGGTTTCACCTTTGATCTCGATAGGCTTCATAGTTACCCCCTTATTGATCCAACGTTGTAAGACTCTTCCTCAACCATATCCATCTCGACACCAGTAGTAAGTGCAGTTATTGCGTTAAGCCAGTCGTTCATTCCTTCAGTATTGCGATTCATAGCCTCAAGTACGTAACACGCCGCAGCAATTAGCACATCAGGATGATTCACACTCCAATAGTTATTATCATCGTCATCGGTCATGTTCTTGCAATACCACAGACCATGAACCTCAACGACAATCGTCTCATCCGTAGGAGGCATCCACATAACGCCGTTGTACTCGTAGTCATACTTACTGGTCTCGGAATATGTAGTATCAACAAATTTCTCAATGTATATAGTGTTACTTTGCGGATGTGTACGTAGCAATGCAGGTGTGTAGTAAGTCGGTGTCCCACTGTCAATACTTCCTGCTGGTTCATTGTAGTATTCCCTAAACGTGTCAGCACTGCGACGCTCCAACTTCTTACGAAACTCATCGTTGGATACCCAGACCTCAAGAATCGCCCTGCACTCTTGAAACACTTTGTACCACGTGTCAACAGCAGCGTCTTCGTAATGCTTAGCCTTCGAGAAGCTCGTGGTTACCTTTCTATCTAAAAACCGTGATCCACGTTGGATATAGAAGTCAGCTCCGTTGTCAGCCCAGTCGGTAGTATCCATGACCAAGTCGTAGCGACCAGACTCCTTGACGAACTGCGTTCTTATTTCCTTTAAGTTCATATTGTCCTCAATTATAAAGAACGTCGAGTTCCATATTTACACTCACGTCGACAAGTTGTCCCCTACTCTTCGCAACAGGCTTATCACCATCCTTCCTATCAAGATTTATATAGGAAACTCTTAACTTGTACTTCTTCTCAAAGGCCTTAGCCAGATCGAGAATTTGCTTCTCAAGTACTATCCTGGCTTTCTTGACCTCCTCGATAGTCGTTGATTCCTTGGCCATATCTGACTCCTCTACGTTCATTTTATGAACGAAGATGGGTTGCCCCATCCTCGTTCGTTAAGGGTTTATAAACTGTTGTCCTCACCAACGCCGTTCAAATATCCCCAACCGTTCGGATGATGATACTCAAGTCCGGCCTCAGTCAAGTACTCCTCGTCTGTTCCATCACGCCGCGTCCAACCAGTGTTCTGTTTTTCTTCATCGGAGAAGAACGTGGTATCCGTGATGAATCGATACCTTAAGCCCGTCGGTTCGAAGATCACCATGCTATGACGATTAGTGGCCTCAAACGAAAACAATGGATGAGTAACCATATTAACTATACCGAATGGGGTAATCCACTCGTTAACCGCCAGTCCATAGGCCTTGGTCTTCGGATTGATCTGAATAGTTCCGTAAGTCTCGGCCAACCGGTTAATACCGAGCAATGCTCCACTTCCGACAAACGCCAGTTTCTCACCTTTGCCGTACCGAAACATCTGCTCGAAGTAAGTGTCCAACCAGTCCTTGCCACTCTGTAGCCAGGTATCACCAGAGTAGGTCGTATTGACCTTGAAACTGTCACTCACACCAACGTTGCTCGAACCGTCAGAGCCATACTGTAATGCCCTGATAAGACCCATCGTGGTTCGCTTAGGCTTGCCGTTTTCACCTGTGCCAGCCCACTTATAGCCCCACAAGAAGGCTTTTTCCATCTCGATGGAATGTAGTTCCAGACACTCACGTTTGGCCTCACGGTAAGCGTCACCAGTTCTCAGCCTGGTCAACCGTGCGGTTCGGGTGATGCTCAGGGACGTCCGAAAGATCTCGGTGTAGTTTGACCACTCAACCGGATCGTAACTGATCGCATCAGGCATGTTAGCACCCTCAGCGTTGGCATTACCGATAACCAACAGTCTGTCACAGTCATCTATGCTGTAAGTGCTGTCATTGTCGTCGTCTTCGATCAGCTTAACACCGACGTTAAGTTGTGAAGTGTTTACCGAAGTGACCAAACCGTTAACGTCCACGGCGTAGTTACCAGTATACCTCATTAAAACCTGATGTCCCACTCTGAAGTGGGTCAGATCACTCGCGCTCATTACGAAGTAAACGGTCTCACCTGAGGTTCTACTGTCACCAACCGCACCAGAGTTATTCACATTCATCCAACGAGCCGTTACTGTACCTGCCTGTGAAGGCAATAACTTCGTCCACCCAGGACGTCAATAGACTTTCATCTATTGTTGGACTATATCTTCACCCGATGTCACGGGTGCGACATTATAGTCTCTGAAGGTTTCACTGCCTCAGTGTAGTGTCTGAGTCTTTTAGCTTTTCGTGGAATCTGAAAGTAGCATCCAGCATCCACAAAGGAACGGATGTTAGGCTTAATAATATAAACAGTCTTGGAAAAGCCAGAAAGCTGCTTATGAATCTTTCCGACCTTTACACCAAGCTTCTGTAAGAGCCTTGCCACATCCTCAACGAACGTCTTATGTCTCGAAGCGAAGCCGACCCTCCATGAAACTCCATACTTAGCACCTGAATGCTTCTGCTCAGCAACATATCCATCAGTGTCGAAGAGCCCTGCCAGAAAGTCTAAGCGAGCTTTTCTGCTGGCTCTGAAGACCTCGTCTCGAATCACCAACTTCTCTCCTATAAAGTATCTGAAGAGACTATAAATAAGCTCGTTCGAAGCGTTGTAGCCGTACATCAAAGTTCCGTTCGGATTGGTGTAGGAGTACACTTTGTAGTTAGTACCAAAGAAAGTATCAATCTCATGGCTCGTTCTCTGAACGCAACTCAGGTCCATATTGCGTAAGTGAACATTGATTGCAGATCCATACTTTCCTATGCTTCCGTCTCCAGTCATAGCACCAATCGAATAAGCTAAAGGTTCAAAGTACTTGTCCATAATATGCAGTAAATTTCCCTGCTGATTGTCCATAGTATCCTCTCCAGTTTCACGCTTTGGTCGAAGTAGGCTTTAGGAGTTTCCAGCAATTTCTGTCGTTTTATATCGAGAGATTTCGCTCTCGTTCACCAGTAGACCTAATGAAAAATAGGGTCGTCAACTTTCTCCTCTCGCAACTTGGAGAGAATTGCAGTCAACGGAGCCTGGCCATTTGGATAAAGGTACAGCATCGTCTCACGCCAATTCTCCGGACGTTGATTGTCGGCCCAGTCGCCTGTACCACGCATCCCAAGAAATCCAGGATTTCCAGCCATTTAACGCACCTCCATTAAAAGTTTAGTTTATACTTGGATCAGCTTGTCCCTCGGGCACTCGAGGTTTTGCGACAGCCACAATGTTTGGTACGACGCTAGTACCCACGATTCTAATTTCAGGTATCAAAGCGCAGTCGAATTGCCTGCTAAGTCGCTCAACCCCTTGCATGAACTTTTGAACTCGTTCCTGCTCACTGCCTTCAAAGATCTTGATTCCAGGCATGTCAATTACGTTGTCACTTGCCATTACTCCTCCCGATTCTCGACGAACTTCTCATAAAGTGAAAAATGCTCGTTCGTCAACTTCTTTTCATCGTTCAGCTTCTTGAGCGCGTTATGGATGATGTCGGTCATTTTCTCACCGATCTGAATTTGCCTGCTTGATAGCGCTTCCTGATTCCATCGAACCTGGTCACCGTCCTGGACGAAGTTAAGTTTCTTGTGTTCGTCCTCATCAAAACTCAGGTTCTCGCGTAGCTTGCGCACAAGTTTGATTGTGGTGAAGTCACCCTCCTTCGGAAGGATATTCAATAAAACCAACCGCTCAATGACGGTTAGCTCAGTCCCTAATTGTTGTGTTGCTTCTTGAACTTGATCTTCCATTGAAAAATCTCCTTTGGTTTAAGATTATTTCTTCTTGCCAGATTTCCTTTTGGCCTTTGGTCTGACCTTTTTCACTTCATACGAAGTACCACACTTAGGACAGACACTAACCTCAGAGTAACCTGGCATTCTGAACTTGCACTTTGGACAAATTTTAGTTTCGTCTACCATTGTTATACCTTGAGTTTAAGGTTTAAGTACATTCCTCAGTGCCTTTAACCGTTACGTTAAGTGACCACTTCTTGTCATTAGGCACTTGGTCAGCAATCAGGTCTTCCCACTCTCCTCCTCGCTCCTTGGTCTGTACTCTGACCTTCGTCTTCTCGTTCATTGTAAGTGTAAGACTACCATATAAGGAAGCAGGAGTGGTGACACATTCTGTTCTTGATAGTTCCATGACAAAACTCGTTTAAGGTTAGGGAGCCCGGAGGCTCCCATTAAGTTTAAGGTTAACCTGCTACGTCCCAGAGCTGAATGTACTTAGTTCCCCATGTCGCTCCACCACTATCAGTACACATCCTGACTCTAACCCAACCATTCTCAGTTCCGCACGTTCCGGTTAGCTTCCAAGCATCCCCATAGTTTACGTTCTGAACTGGTCCGAAGGAGAACACATTAGCAAATCCGCCAGAGAACTCCATAGCATGAGGTTTAACTCCTTGAATCCCATTATTCCTGACGTAAATACCATAGTCGCCCTCGGCAGATGCCACTTGACCATTAAGATCACAATAGATGGCATAAGCACTTCCAGCTTTCCCTGCCACATCTGCTGCAAGATTGTATCGAGCGAACAGACCAATTAGCTTCTGGCCAGTAGCAGGACCATAGTGGGTACTGCCATACGTTTGCGCCTGTGCTAGAACACCAATTAACGTCTGAACACCAGCTGCTGCACTTAACGAACGAGATGTAAATTCACCAGCTACACATGGATTATCACCAGAACCAGCAGCAGAAGTATAAGCATTAATCTCCACACCAGTAAACTTACCAACTGAAGAATGTAGGTACATCTGAACTGCGTGCTGATTAGCAGTAGCAAATACTATAGGTGCGTTCGGTGCAGTATGCCCGCCCGATGCAGCGTAACCACCTCGGATAAGACAAGCATTTCCATCGCCAGCTTGAGTACTCACAGTAAGTGCAAAATCTATACCTACTGTGGTATAAGCACCAGACATAGCGAGACCAGTAGCACTAGTTCCAATGTCAATACCAGTAGTACAGTCATCTCCAACATCAATACCAGTCGTGATAGTTGCGGTTGACGAGATCAAAATAGCTGTAGCAACATTAGAGTACGAATATAACCAGGCAATACCGTTTGCTGCAGTTACTCCTGACTCCACATGACCAGCTATTGCGTAACAATTATCTGTTACATTTCCCGCGCCACCTACTACACCAAGAACACCATAACCATTACCAACTGCCATAGTTTTACTGGAATCTACAGTAAACTTACCAGAGACTCCAATCAGATGAGCTCCACCTACCGTGGACATACTATCCTTAACTGTTGCATGGCCCTGAACACCGTAAGCTGCCGCTACGTCCTTGTATATGTGTGCATGAGCCATTAGCCCACCAACTCGTGAGTTGGTTTGATCTGCTGTCGTTGCATCTATACTAAGATAAGCAGCATAAACGGCCGAGTCTGACGAAGACGGATTTGCGATACTATCACAAGCCACTTGAAGAGCATACAGGTTATCAGTAACCGTAATCTCTTTTCGTGTCTCAACAGACCCAACACTAATAAAAGCGTTGTCCTTAGCACTCGTCAAGGTCATATCGGTTAAGTCAATACCGTTAGTACACGTTCCAGTAAGTGCTATACCGGTTGTTGCACTTCCAATGTCGATACCAGTAGTAATCGTTCCACTACCATCAATGTCGATACCAGTGGTAATCGTAGTACTCGTCGCCGGATCAATAAGAATCATAGCAGCTACGGCCTGAGCAGTACTGTTCTGGATTAGATGAAGACCATAATCCATATACGTGTCACCGTGGTTGTAAGCGTGCATGAAGGCAGTTTCACCACTGTAGTTAACACTTGATCCGTAGCTCAGCATCAGGGTATACACCTGAGAATCCCAAGAGCCAGTGCAAGTGTTCCAAATATCGCCCTTCAAAGCTGCCCAAGAACTCAAGCCTGAGTTGCTATTGGCAAAAGTTCCTTTTGCCTCGATTCCGCCATAGACACCTACGAAATCGTTCACATTTGAAGAGGCCGCTGGAGTAGCAACTACCATTCCATGAACGCCAAAGACGTTAGTTATATCCATCTCCTGACGAACGATGGATCTCACACCATACAACCTTCCCTCGGCTGTTCCAGTACCAGCCACGGCTGACGTTTGAGTTAAGTCTACATGCACTCCAGAAACGTGAATGTTTCCAAGAGTTAGCATCGGAACGTCCATATCCAAACTGACGCCGTGAGTGGCCGGAAGATCTCCAACAACGTTAATGCTGTCAACGTACATCGCACCAAGATCATCCTCAGTATCACTGAGGTAGATATACTTGGCCGTGCCTCCAATGTTTACCCTCAGCGTTCGAGAGTTCTCAGAAAGCAAATGGCCAGCTCCAGCAGAGATTCCATCAGTATGAAACAAGAATCCCTTATCGTCGAACTCACCAACTCCGTCACCCCAGGCTCCAAACTTCAAGAATGCCACTGGACGAGTCGTTGTACTCGTCATCAGTGTGCAGCCATCAGGTACGTTCATCTCGGCGTCGAAGCAGTAATACGCACCACCGAGATTGTGCATATCCTTCGCAGCTATATTCATCTCACCGCAGATTGCAGCTGCCATTCCACCTGCAGAATCACCAGTATCACCGTAGTCGATTCGACCCACGATGGCATTGGCCCAAGAACCAGTTCTATACTCCGAAGCAAGTGATGCTCTAAACGTCTCAAAAATGCCAGCACCAGCAGCGTTCTGCGTATGAGTAAAATTCGCAGATCTGATAGTTCCCGTCAGCTTACTTCCTGACGTCAGAACATCGAGTCTCCCGTCATTGCGATAGACGGTGACTATCTTGCCATCGGAGTCTATGCCGGCTCGAAGTAAATTACCTCTAAAAGACATAGTCTCGCACCTCCAAAAGTTAGTTGTTAGTTACGCAATCTCATTGTCTACCACGAACCACCTCAAACCATCGCTGTAAAGCAGCACTGCATCATCGTCGGCGTCCATAGTGGTAATGTTACTCCAGTCTGTAGAATCGTCCTGATCCTGGATCGTAACAGCACCAGCGGCGTCCATCAACGAGATGGAATAGAACTTGCCAGCTGCTTCCGCGACGGGAGGAAGTGTGACAGTGAACGTTCCATCAACGGTGTTGGTGTCAATCAGAACCACTTGCTCAAACACTTCCATTGTATCAGAAGTATAGGCAGCAGTCCTTGACCACTTGACTACCGAAGTGTCACGTTTCACTTGCATACCCTCAAGGGCAGCCTGTCCTCTCTCGATACCCATTAGGTGTCCTCCTAATCAAAGGTTATTAAATCATCAATCTCCTTAGCCATCCCAGTCAACTTAGCGTCACCGCCACGCTGACGGGAACCTCGCGTTTTCACAAACGCAGGGTCGTTTATAGGTTCAGTAACACTCCCTCCCGGTTTTGGCTTCGTTCCAGCCTTTGGAATAGGCATCCCGAGAACCTTTCGTGTGCGAACGGCGGCCTCGGTAAAAACCTTGTCTACAGTCCAATCAGGGTTTTCTGAGTGCACCTCATTCGCAACCATTTGGACAGACCTTCGTACCGGAACCAAGTCAGTATTAGCATCATAAAAATCCTTGACCAGACCTTGAAACGCGATCTGTCGCCGGACATGGGAAACTACTATTTCCGGAACGCTAAGTAATGTGCGCTCCTGAGCCATCGGAATAGACTGCTCGATGGCCTTCAAGTAAACCTGATTGAGCACCTTATTGAGCTCAGCAGGATTCTCGACTATTCGTTCGACCTCCTCTTGGGTCTTACCTTCAAGGAAGTTGATTTCACTTATTTCAATCGGCTTAGGTAGCTCTGGTCCTGGTGCAGGTTCTGGTATAGGTTCTCCAGGCTTCGGTTCCACGACCACTGGTTTCGGAGTCACTGACTGGATCGGTTCACCACTAAGAATCCTCTCGTTCCACTCCATGAGCTTCGCGTTCTGAGCCTCAAGTCTCGCAAGCTTCTCCTCAGTCGTCTCCTCGTGAGGTTCGGGTTCCGGTTTAGGTTCAGAAGCCGGTTCTGGAATAGGTTCTGGAACCGGCTTAGGACTTGGTTCTGGCTCTGGCTCCAGAGTAGGCTCTGACACTGGTTCTGGCACTAACGTAGGTTCAGGTTCCGACTCTGGCTCAGACACCGTAAGAGCACCCAACATATCGTCTATTTCTTTTGAAACTCCATTTGCCATAACAGTCCTCCTTTAATCATCTTCGTTCATAAAATGAACAAAGTTAATGTTAAACATCCGTTAATCCATCTCTCAAGTTTCTCAACGTTTCATCAGGCAAGCGCAATACATAGCGCAACGCCGCCGCATTCCCTCCTAACCTTCGTAAAGTTCTTTCCAAGTACAAGTTATCTGGGTCCTCAAGGTGATCTCGAATATCCTCCAACCAGGCCTCGATCTGCATCCTCATGTTTCGCCAGAACGGCGACTGCATCCCAAGTTCGAGCTCCCTTGGTGAGCAGTCTAGCTTGACTAAGACCTTCTCAAAAACTTCAGTTTCTATCTCCTTCGCCTCGTCCACTCCACACCTCCTTTACATCGCTACAAGGTTACCAGCCTCCGCGCCTCTCAAGGCCTCTTCATCAGGAACTACCTTGGCCTGCGTCCTTTCAAAGTCACTTATGTTCTTTGCACCAAGGTTACGTGCGATATGTCGAAAGATTCGAACAATGTCGAAGTTCTTATCAAGCTCAGGATGCTGTGCAAGGATATTGAACATCGTAATCCAGGAATCAGAGAAGTTATTTCCTGGCACACTTCCATCCCTTACGAGCACATCATAATCAACTAAGATGTCAAACGGTGAGATGGAAACCCTTCCACGCTTTACGTCTGTGCCAAACTCCTTAATCAACTCTTCTTGCCAACGACCAGTGCACTTAACGAAACTGTCTTGCGACGCCAGTTGCTGTGCGTGACTAGCAAACATATATCCAATGTCCTGCATTCCCTGCCAGCCGATCAACTTGGCAATTCGCTCTAGTCGATTGATCGCTCCGGCGCGTGTACCTTGAAACTCCTGACCAGTCAATCGCTCTGGGCCACCCTGTCGTAACGCTCCCATCATAGACTCGTCAGCTCCGCCAATCTTCTGCATCCACTGAACGATCCACGAAGAGTCACCGATGTTGGCACTCGTGATGTCACTTACCTTCAACTGCATTGCAGCGTTCTCGACGCCACGACCCCAAGCAGGTCGACGCATCCGTACGAGCTTTCCAGGTCTTGGATCTTCCATGTCCTGTGCGTTAAGTAAGTAAGGATCATAGATAATCATATCCTGGATGGCCTTACGAACGTTTGCAATATGGGAATTGAACAACCAGTCAAGCGTCCCCTGCAAACCATGGAGCACTTCAATTCGTGACACTGGCGTCGACGTATAACCGTCCGAATCTGGAGCTATGACAGCAATCGGATACATATTATGAGTAAGTCCAAGTGGCTTTGCCTTAATCACTAAACAATCACTAGCAACACTGAATAACCATTTTTCTGGATACTCAGACTTTCCAAGAGCCTTATCCCCACCATCGTTCCAGTCCTTAGGAATCAGATCCACGTACATATTAACGACGTCGACAGGATCAGTAGCCTCAAATCTGCCACCTGCTTCACGGATCGACATTCCTGTTTTCTCTGTCCGTCTGGACTTATCCTCAGCATATAATGAGGACTTCTTGTAGATCAGACTCTTCAAATAACGAACATTGAAAAGATCCGGTCCTATGGACTCCTCATTCAGCAACTTCACGAAGCTTGTTCGTTCTACCCATCCAGCAAACTCACCATCTTGAACGTTGTTACAAGGCACGTTTGGATCTGGCAACCACAAATAAGGATCGACGTTGCTAAGTTTGTTTCCCTCAAATAGCAATTGATCCTCCAAAACCTGCTTTCGCTGACCTTGATTAATGAACTGCCCGAGTTGCCCCAAGAATCCTGTAGCACCTTCTACAACCTTGCCTCCACGATGCTCATACCATCCTGGAGCACCAATACCTAAGCCATATCCAATTCCATCGCGGAACATAGTATGCAATGCCAGGGCTACCTTGTTCTTGTTGGAATGAACGTTAATCATCAGTTCCATCAGTATCGCACCGATAGTATCCTCTGGTCCAGTCCCTTCGTACCTAAATATTGGCTCTTCCAAAAAGGCCATTACCAAGTACGTAAGCACAGTCTCCAGGATAGCGTACGAGTACGGAAACACTATTGAAATCGGTTTGTTCTTAGTTTTGGAGTCCTTTTTTAGATCCTTCTCCTCATTGTCGTACGAACCAATTCCACTCGAATCTGGATCTATATAAGCAGTCAAACAACGATCGATCTCGTTCCATGAGTCGAAACGATTGCTCATAACGCGATGGCTAACTAGCGTACGTTGCAAAACCTCAGTCACGATCTTTCTATGAAGCGCAGAACCTGGTGATAAGTCTAGCCAACGCGGATAGTCATAATCGTACTTCACGTCCGCGGCGGATATGTCCATTCGATTCTGCTTGCCAATGTCTCCGTAAACAATGTTAGGCATTTAATGTCTCCTAAGCAATGGTTCCCACTGGAATATATCTAGTTAATGAACCTGGTATTGTCACCTTGATAAAATGTGTCGTTGTCAATGTCTTTCCGCCAACTGCCTCAATGGCATTTCCTACTCCTATGGTAGTATTAAACTCAATCATTTCTTCGCTTACGTCTGCTTGATCAAGATAAAGCACCGGAATTGCAGCAGCAGTTGAGGCCTGATCTACGTGAAGCTTTCCAGAAAGACTATTTGTTCCAACTCCAACAGCTGCTCCAGAGAGAGGAGCTAACGTAACGTTATTGGTTCCAGTAGGATTGGCAACTAGGAGCTCACCTGATGATGTAAAGCAGGTAAAATCATATTGGCTACCAGCGCTACCCTGTATAGACATACCAGCAACACTATTTTTATATATCCTTCCGCCTTTTGATGCGTCAAAAGCTACATTAGTAGTTACCCTGATCGCTCCTGCAATATCAAGTATATCAGTTGGACTTGAAACTCCAACGCCTATGTTTCCAGTTATTTCTAGCCAGTTATTTGCATTATCAAAGACGATCTGCGGATTACCATCTGTTACCCCAATAGCACCATTGGCAGGTAAGATGAGATTACCAGTGGTGGTAATGGTTCCACACCCTATTGTTCCTACGCCCGTTAAATTCTGAGTATTGAAATCTACTGCTCCGGTTGCTGCTGCGAGAGCTGTTTGAACGTTGGTGAAGTTACAAGTCGCTTTGGCTGTGTTAGCCACAATAGCGGCCAGTTGAGTTGAAACTACGAAATTGTCATCAACAGTTAGCGTTTTAGGAGTCGTTCCACCAGCTACTGTAAAACCAGTTGCAGCAGCCGTCAGTGTGAGTCCATTAACTGTAGCGAATGTAACATCTGCATCGGTAGTCAGATCCTGATTCAGGATTGACGCAAGTTCAACAGTTAGCGTACATACTGAACCGAATGTGAGCGTTCCAGTACTTCCATCACCGATTGTGAAGTTCTCATTCAATGTCAAAGAGCGCGTTCCGCCACCTACAAGAAGATTAAGAACGTAATCGTCAGCACCGTCCTCGTTCCACTTAAGTTCCAACGTGTTGGAGCCGTCAGTGTCGTCCAACTTGATCGAACCTACTGTCACAGCACCGTCGATGTCGGCGTCACCAGTAACGTCGAGGTCCCCACCGACGTTGAAGTCGCCGTCAAACCGCCCAGTACCATCACAACGAACGCCTTGCTGATTCTCACCACTGAAGTCACCATCAGGATCTTCAATGGCCTCATCATCAAGATACAAACCCGGCCCGAACGAGCCTATGTAGACCTTTTTTAATGCCATTTACTTTTTCTTCCTCTTCTCTTCTTCCGCTCTTTCAAATGCCTCCCTACGTTCCCTGATAGACAACATAGCTTGCCTGCCTCCACTTTTGGGCTTAGGCTCAACTGGGGGAGTAGGAGTGGGAGTGGGTTTGACCACTGGCTTCGGCTCCTTCGTCGCATTCTTAAGAGCTTCGTTTCTACGTTCAATAGCGGACTTGGCTTCACTACCCACAGTCTTGACTTGTTCTTTTTTCTCCTTTGGTTTCCCAAAGAACCCGCCCATGTTGTGAGCAAGACCTCTTCTGCTGCTCTCATACAGCCTGACTACTCTAGGCATTTCTAATCCTCCAATTTCCAACCCGCGGCTCGAGGTCCTCGTAAAGCTCTCTATACTCGTCCTCTGGATTCTCGAACTCTGGACCTTCAAAATATCGTTCCCCAAGATCAAGCATCTCAATGATGTACGCGAACGCATCCATGATATCCCAGAGCCTTGATCTTGGAAAGCTCATCAACTGCGTTTCCAAACCGACACAACAAGTCTCGTTATGATAAACGTAACCTTGTCGATAGAACGGAAGCAGTTCCTTTATACGCTTTTCCTTGCCCCTTTCCTTGGAATCTCCACCACGTGCCTTGAGCCATACTGGTTCTCCGTAAGGCAAGCCCCTCTTGATTATCTCGTTCTTAATCGGTTGCTTAATGAACTCTTCCAACGATGTTACTTCGACACCAAGAACGCGAGCGTTGAGTCTAGCCATCATACCAAACATTTCTTCATACAGCTCGTCCGGATATAGCTTCTTGGACACAATATCACGAACATAAAGCCTGGCGCTCTGACGATCAATTCCTACTCCAACGATGGCACTCTCAGCAGAGTGCATCTTGACGGTCTTCGCAGGATCGGCGATTACCACAGACTCAATTTGCTTCTTGACTTTGATGAACTCCTCGCCTGTTTCCGAGTAGCCTTTGAAGTAGCTTTGTTGAAAGATCGCATCTTCCACTGAGACTGGGAGATTTCTGTATTCACGTGCGAACACATCAAGTTGGCCACGTCGTTCGAAACCGTCATATAGCTTCTTGACCTTGTCGTCTGACATAAAACCAGGCCAATTGGAATGAAGCTGATCGTCACACAGTTCTAACCTTACACCGTACCAATCAGGGTCCTCAAGTAGATGAACAAGCAACGAATCTTCATGAAGCACCGTTCCAACGACAACGATCTTCCAGTCATCTCGTGAGCGGTTGACGGAGTTGCAAACGTCAGAAAACCACCATTCACGTAGCTTTTCCCGCAGCTCGTCGTTGCGAACCTCCTCTGGATCTTCCAAATCATCTGCAATAATTAAGTCTGGTCGCCAACGATCAAACAAGATTCCACGAACCTGCTGGCCAGCACCACGTGGCATGACCATCGTGCCCGATTGCGTTATCCACTGCTCCTTAGAGAACGAGTCGCTCTTTATCGGGCCAAACAGTTCTTTAACAACCGAGTTGGTCGCGAGCTCTCGCTTGAGATTCTCACCATCCATCACGGCTTTAGTCGCCGTAGCGCTAATAGGGACAATGAACTTCTTCTCTCGAAACAGTATCCGCTTAGCGGGATGAGCAATCGTGTCTATCGTGGTCTTTCCGAAGCCACGTGGTGCCGCAATTACTGCCTGCTGAATAGAGTCGTCGTCCAGAATCTTGAAGATCTCATCATGTAGATCCGAAAACGGAAGCCAGAAACGTTCTGGGAACAACACCTTGGCACTAACACGCGTGCTTGCATAGCACTGTGCCATGATGTCTTTGACCTCCGGATCGTCCTTGAGACGTAAGTTGGTATCAGTCAAGTTTTTCCTCTATTCTTCCAATAGCAACAGTGAGTTCTTTTATGGCTTTAGCTTGGCTATCAATCTTGTCCTCAATCCGTTCAAGACGATGTGCACATTTATCTTCAACTCGCTCGATCTTGTTATTAAGTGTAGCAGTAGTAGCTACGCCAATCATCAAAAGTCCGCCAAGAATTGGGAGTATGATTGCAGTTCTCATGGCGCAATTCCTCCGTCGGTAATATTCCAACCATTCGTCACGAGTGCTGCCCGTGC